GTTCTCCATGTCTAGCCCAGACATGGCACCTAGTCAGAAGGTGTATGAGGATGCAAGCACGTTTGTGTCACTCAAAGGAGGTTCCTACCTTTGGCAAAGGTATTTCTGACATTGATTTTTGGAGGGAACCACTCCGCAGGCGCGTGAGTCAGAAAAGATGCTGTTAGGCAGTGTCTTAGTAGGACTGGGGGCTCTGGCCAATTGCTCATAGAGTTTGAGTACTGTTCTTGTTGTTAGGCACCGTATTGGGTTGATGCTTTCATCCCCAGCAGGGGTACGGTTATAACCAGCAATGTATGAACAGTGCTTGATCAGAGTGTTTTGGTTTAGCGGTAACGTCTGTGCAGACGATAAACGCATGGGTTGTGTAGCACCGTAAGCTGCACCGGCCTGGGTGAGCCGTGATCATTCCCTGCACACAAAACGAAAAGAAAACTGCCATGATTAACGCAGACTCCCATCAGCCGTGGCTGGAGAGAGGTTCGAATCGTTTCAAGCTTTTGTGCGCGGCGCCCTTGGTCGCGTACTGCGTAGGGCGAGTGTTGAAGGACTCGCGCTGCGTGCAGACAGTTACGTCGAAAGTGACTGACTGTTGTGCTCAACTCTTTGATGCTGTCTGTGGGACCCAAACCATAGACAGTATTGTACAGAGGAAAGTACAATCGCACAGGTTTCTAAAAGAAAGGACAGAACCTGCCAATGACTTCAGTGTGGACCACGAGCTGCGCATGGCGCACCACACTGGAGAGAATATGCACAGAGCAGCACACGGGAATTTGTGTGTGCTTTGTTGGAAAGTCGTTGAAAGTTGCATTTGCGACCAACAAGAGGTCGTGAATTTCGTGAACAAGAACGTGCAAGGAGCACTGCCTAATAGTTCATTCTCGGGTCCACCTCAAACATGGAACCGGGTACGAACTGTGTGTGGACAGAGCATTGTTTTCAGTACATCCACGCCGTACTTCCCGAATGTGGGGACTGCGGGTCAGTGGAGTTATGTGAGACAACAGAACTTGTACAAACTCATAACACAAGATCGATACCGTACAGCGTATTTCAAGAAACTGTACATGAGTTATCGTGACAACAAGCAGAGACTATGTCTCGAGCAAGCGTGCCATGAGGAAATGCGGAATGTAATTTTACCTGACGGAGCCGGTTCAGCTGGCTACAGCAGGTGGCGACAATTATGGTCGATGATGACAGGAAAGGCAGATTGTGAACAGATATATCCCTTGACAGTATGGGGTGTAGGCAACAGATTCGAAATCAACGAGTCTGTGAAATGTTTGCAGTCACCCGAAAACATCGAACTGTATGCACAAATGAAGATTGAAGGTTACATACCCGCGTCTTCTAATGCTCCAACACAAGCTGACGTCTGTGCTTTGACCTACAAAGTGCAACGCACTTTGCAGAAAGAAGTCCAAGAGGGGAGGAAGACCGCGACTGAAGCGTTGCGTCTCCTTCCGATTATGGTGCTCGCGTTACAATGTAACACGTTGCAACAACAACTGTTCGCGCCGCGAATTGCACCTAACTGAGCGAGCCCGGTTGTTTGCCATTCGATAAGTAGGGACCGTCTCCAAGAGATGGTACGTGTCATCACGGAACGTGGATTACCTATCAAATGGGAGCAACTGGGCTTAAACAGAAATAAAAATACTCACCGGAGAGTTGTTTATCTACATGGACTAGCGCCTTACAAAACGTTGGAAAATGAGGTGACAACAGATGAGGGTGATCGGATGAAAGTCGACTATGTGACGTACTCACCGAGTTTAAGCAATGCGCTTGAGTCACTAGTGACAAGGTGTTTCTTGGTCAAATCCAAAGGAACAGTGGACGGGTTCGCCGAGGTGCCCGTTCCACGGTCAAAAACAATTTATAACCAATTAGATTACTTAGCAGACTTCCTGGCCGGTCTGTTAGGTATGATCCAGCCTTTTTCATATGAGCAATACGTGGAGGGCACTCCGGTTCACAGACGCAAATGTTACGAGAAAGCACTCGAGAATATTTACAGGGTGCATCACGACCCGAGATGGGAGAGTTCCATCAAAGGGTTCGTGAAGTTTCAACGCGAAAGTGGATCGGAGCCACGTGCTATAAACCCACCTATGGAAGAGGAAATTATCATCAAGGGGTGCTACATTAAAGCGGCCGAACATGGCAACGATCAATATACGTTGTTCACGGCGATTGATAAAATGTGGCAGGAACACCATGATGTAACACATCCAGTGTGCAGTAAGGGATTGAACAACTTCGAGTGGGGTGAAGTTTTCCTTTCCAAGTGGAACAGATTCGCGGACCCAGTGTTCGTATCTCTAGACTGTTCTCGTTACTCGCAACACACTGGTCTCCAACCTTTACGCTACTTCAGCAAGTTCTTAGAGAAGCTGATGCCAGGCGCTTACGAGGTGACCAAACCACGTAAAACGATTTGTACATCGTTAGTGAGAGATGATGATGGTGCTCAGTGGAAGGTGATAGCTAAACTTCCAGTGATGCTATGTGACGGCTCGCCTGAAACGGCGGGTGCAGCGCATTTTATCATGAACATCATAATGGCGCATATCTTGCCCAAGATCAAGATAGAACCTGCAGACTGCGGGGACGACTTTGGTTTTGTGTGTGAGAGAGAAGATGTGCCTGACCTCAACGTGTTGACAGCAGAAATGCTGGACTACGGTTACACTCTGAAGGTAGAAACCACGATTCCAGTTGACATATTCAACGAACTGGAATTTTGTAGAATGAGACCATGCATAGTGGCTGGGCGCTGCAGAATGATCCGTCCACCGGATGCTATGCTTAAGGATACGGTCTTGTTATGTAGGCTTGAAGAAGTGCCCGACAGGTTATTTGCTGTCGGGATGGGCGGTTGCCACATCAACTACGGTGTGCCTGTGTACCATAATTTGTACAGGTGCATGGTGCGGTTGAGTGGTGTGACTGACTTCAAGAGGAAACACCTCAGTTTCGTGTATGCTTCGAACTACATGTATTACGAAGTTCTTAGCAAGGGTCAAGACCCGACGAAGACTGATGCAGTGGAGTACACGGCCGATGACAGACTTGAATTTTATAAGACCACCGGGATCCTACCATGTGTGCAGAAAATTTATGAGGAACATTTTGACAATTACGCTTTTGGTCAAGATGTGGACTTGTTGCCTGCGATGTGGCCCGGTGTGTAATGGGGTCCTGTGTTTAAGTACCAAAACTCTTTAGAGTGCTAAACAAAATGCCAAGAGACTGCACGGCTACACGTGTGCAGACGTTATACAGGATGAACAGTCCCATTCGCGGGGTGGTATCCCATACACCCGTGGGAGAAGAATGACAAACAAGAAGAAAAACGCGGGCGTCCGTGCGAAAAGCATTGACGCCAAGATACAGTCTGCGATGGATAAAGCAGCGAACAAAGTTTCTGCACGAATAGCCAGAGGCCGTCCCCGTCACGTTAAGGGGAAAGGTGGGTTCTGGGACGACATGAAGGGTTTTGCCCAGAAAGTTGTACCAAAGGGCGCACTCAAGGCTCTTGGCCATTCCATACACCCACTTTTAGGGCATGGAGCAGATTACCTATCAGAGGCACATGGTATTGGAGATTATGAAATCAAGAAAAACTCCATTATCCACTTTGACGCCGGTCAAGATTCCGGCGGTTCTTTCTCGCCAGAAGGTACGGCACGAGTACGTATCCAAAAGCGGGAATTTATCACTAGTGTGGTGGCAGATGCTACTACACCTGGTGATTTCCATTCGTGGACATACCGTCTGCAACCGACGAACGGGACAACATTCCCATGGACATCGGCGATTGCGGACCACTTCACAGAGTATACTTTATGTGGAGCGATTTTAGAGTACGAGTCAACAAGTTCTAATTACTCGAACTCCATGGCACTTGGAACAGTGGGGATTGCCACTCAGTACAATGCCAATGAATTACCCCTCACTAGCATGGAAAGCATTTTGCAGTCGGCTTTCCACTCGAGAGGGAACCCCAGTACGAACATCTTGCACGGCGTTGAATGTGACCCAATGTTGCAGTCGAGCGAGAAGTTGTATACAAGACGGCCTGGAACTCAGGGACCACCAAACCTCTATGATTGGGGTGTGATCACCCTGGCTACAGAAGGGCTGCCGAGTTTAGCAGCAGGACAAGTGATTGGAAGATTATACATCACTTATGACCTTGAGCTGGCGTTGCCAGTCTTGCCAGTGGAGGCACCTTATGCCAGTCAAATAGGCGTTGGGTACCAACAATCACTGCCAATTCTGTACAATCAGCCACCAATGGGTGACCTGTTGACATGTGCTGGGGAAGTAGGCTTTCCATTGACTTTTGGTGCTACACCAGACGACAATATCATCCTAATGCAAGCGGCAAGTGGACCAGTGGTGAAACCAACGTTGACACCACTGCAAGAGAGCAATTTGGTGGGGTGGATGAATAATTCCACGATAAACACGAATTTGCAGTATCTCAGTCTAACGCGTGCGGGAAGGTACATGGTCGAGATGATGTACATTTCATGGGGAGCCACAGGAGTGCCACCAGTTGGTGCCTTTGTTGCTACCGCTCTCCCTGGCGCGTCGTTGACATCAACTTATCAAGACGTGTCGAACAACGCCAGTTACGGAGAGTGTAAATGGTTTCTTAACATCGATGTTACGATCCCAGGAGCTTCAATTGAATTACTGAATGTGGATGCGAATCCTCATTCAGCGACATTGTCCATCTACACATGTTAGGTGGACGTCACGGTCCTGTTATATTAAATGGCGAGATAAAGCTACCGAACAGGTGAAAGACACCGGTGCAGTAAGGGCTGCACAGCTTTGCCAGTTGTGCGGCCATAAACAACTGGCATCGGGAACTCTGGGGGAGTGTCCTGGAGTGGACCATGGATTGTTTCATGGTAGAATTGTGCAAACAGTTAGCAGAGGAATACGATCACACTCAAATTGAGGATTTGGTCTGGTTGGACGATGGTCACGAACATCCTGGCGATATCCAAACGTACTTGAGTTTGTTCCTCGGAGCGGGATCCGCTAATGCCACTTTTGGCCTATGTGACGAATCGCTACAGCCCGGTATTCACTGGGGTGGACGTATGGGACAGCCTTTTTCCATACTTGAATGCGGTACGATACTATGGTGCTATTGTGGTAGCAAGCGGATTAGAAATAAGGAAGGAACCCGCCTTGTAAGAAGATCCTTTCATAAATACGGTCTGTCGACTGGGACGAGGAGTACGATTACTTGGGTTTGTTGGAGTATGAAAATGCCAACAACTCAGTTAAGATTCGAGCGCCTCGATGAGCGAACGCCCAGGGTGATAGAACAACTTTCTTCTAGCCGGGAGGAAGATACAAGTGGACAAGACACAGAAGGTGCGGATGGTGAAAGGTGCAAGCGTCATAGGAAGTCTAATGTTTAAACTCACAGTTACTAAGTGAGAACCTATCAGGCTACGCCTCGCGTATTGTATCCAACATCGAAGCATGTGCTGTGTTGGTGTTAAGGTTAGTGTACAAGTTTACACGGGCTCTCTGACCAAGAGTGACACAATTTCCGACACGGATTGTGGAAAAACTTCTATGGAGTTTTGCCAGCCGATTTGCTTAATCGCC